TTGCAGCTTCGAAACGCCTTTAATAAAGTTTTGGTCAAATGTAATATTCACATCGTTGCGATGAAATATCTGTGCCGGAAGAATATCCTTTTGCCCTGTGGGTAGCTGCAAGACATATTTTTCAATTATGCCTTCAATAGTTGTTTGATCAAAGTAACGCCCTGTCAAAACATAACCCATCAGGTATGGTGGAAGCTGTCGGATGGATGTTATTGTTTGGTAATTAACATCAAGGAACCCATCGGGTAAAGTAGCATAATCATAAGAGTTTCCAAAGATGGAATAATTGACTTCCGATAATAGCTGCCACTCAGAATAGCTTTGCAGCGGGTTCGGTTTTGATAAAATGTTAATAATATTTAATAAGTCGGGGCGCCTGGTTTTGGATAAGTTGATATAATTCTCTGCTTTTTCGTCCCAAATCTTAAAAATAAGGTTGGATTTTGCTTTTGCTTTGAGCTCAATTATAGCTCTTAAAACAGGATTTCTATCAAATGCTGCTAAGTATTCCAAGTCGCTTCCATATCCTATCCAGCTGGCTGCGGCAGAACCTATTCCACCTAATAAGTCCATTCTGCCTTGTTGTTGCGGCGCTTTGGCTTTTAAAGAAGCTTTTTTTAATTCATATCCGAACAAGTTCATTGAATAGCTTTTTGACTTAATTTAAAAGCGAATTAACATGCCACAAATATAATGCAAAAAAATAGAAAATAACATAGCGGTAAAAATAACTCAAAAGCCACTCTTTTGAGGGAGTGGCTTTGCAGTCGGGTCATCTAAAGTGTTGGCTCTATTTTGCTGCCGTTACTGTGCTTTATAAAAGGGTCGGCCTGTACCGTTGCCCTTAGGAGGTTTACCTGCGCCGTTGCGAAACGGCCCTTTCTTGAGTACAAATGTACTGCATAAATATATTAATGTTTATTTTGTTAATAACTTTCAAACCCAAAGCTTACCTTTCATCGTTAAAACATAGCGAACCGGGTCGATAATATGGTTAAAAGCATCCAGCGGTTCCGGCAGTATAGTGCCGTATCTGTCCACTTTGCGCTGATAGTTTTCAAATTCGTTAATGGCATTCGTAGAGTGCTCCGTAATAAACAACCTGTAAGACTTCATCATCTTTATACTTTCCGATATGCCTGGTTTCTTTACTGCATAAATATTAAAACCTACATCACGAAGCTCGCGAATACTTTTGGGCTCTGCGCTGTCAGCGATAATAAGGTGCTGTTTATCAAATCCTATTCGTTCGAGTTCCTGCTGCATACTTTGTTCGAACTCGTTGCCTGTGTTAATGTTTGTGAGCCCTGTCTTGTATATCCTTTCGTCAATGTATAATTCATCGCCACGAATATATAAGTCCGTTAGAGTGGCGGGATCGGGTGAATAGCCAAAGTCCATGCCGCTCGGTATCTGGCGAGCTTCCGTAGGAACAGAGGCCACAGTGCTCCAGTTGTTGAATATAAGGCGGCTTGTAAGCACACCCCATTCGCCTAAGCAGTATATCCTCCAGTCGTTTTCATCAATGTCTTTAAGCCCTTCCAGTTGCTCTATATCCTCTTTCGTTGCAAACTTATTATCGTGGTAAGTGCAATGAATAATCATACACTTTTCACGGACGGATGGAGTGAGGAAAAAATGCTTATTAATCCAGTGATTGCGGTCAATAGGGTTGAATATGAAAAAGAATTTTATGCCCTCGAAGCCTCGAAGACGCCTGTTTATTTCCAGCCAGTCCGACAAGTGAAATTCTGTTGCTTCCTCCAGTAAGCAGTATTTGAAATTCACTACCGATTTAATCTTTTCGCTATCGTCCAGCCCTTTGAATACAATACGGCGGCCGGTATATTTGTTTGTGATAGTAAGGTTTCCAGGTGACTCTTTGAATGTAAACATAAACTTCAGACCCCACTCCGTTATGATGTTTCGCATTCCGCTGAATACGCTATCAAACAGCGTTGTTCCATGCTTTCTTAACACAAGATAATCCCGCTTTTGCTCTTGCAGGAACTCTTGAATGAACCGCTGATACATGCTGTAAGATTTGGAGCTATTGGAAGAGCCCCAAATAATATTGAAACGGTTAGGACCGTAGAATGCTTCTGATACTTTCCAAAAGGTGTTCGCGTATAATGCTGGGTCTTGTAGGTTTATAGTTTGCATAATGCAGTAAAAGGGAACAAATATACAACAAAAAAGGGCAATCGCTTGCCCCTTTTCTATAATCCGTGCCGACTGTCACCCTATTACCTGTAAAGAATTTGGGCCGCCGGATCTCCGGTTATGCTTTGCGTATAAGTTGAACAAGTGAATCGGCTTTTTTAAATTCCGATTGCAGATTCTCAATGTTTTCGTTCAAGTGATTACACTTGCTTAATGCAGCATCCAAGAACGCTGCTTTAATAGCTTTTATCACTTCTTGTGGCTCCAAGTTTTCTTCCATGCAAGTACCAACGATTTCTTTTGCCAGTGCTTGATAGGGTTCTGTTTCGCAGATTGGGATGTTTTGAGTTTTTTCCATAGCTGTATATGTTTAGAATAGTAAATCGTCCTCTACTGGTCCTGCCGTGAATTGTGCCGCCGTTGCACCTGTGTCTGAGGCGGGAGTGGAAGGTGCGGAGGATTGCGCTGCTGCTGAATCCGCTTTCGTGTCCAGCATAGTCATTCCGGTACATTTGATTTCCGTGACATAACGTTTGTTTCCGTCTTTGTCTTCGTAGGTGCGGTATTCAATTTTACCCTCCACAGCTATCTGAGAGCCTTTCTTAAGATACTGTTCAATCACGCCTGCAATATTGCCCCAGAAGATGCATTTATGCCATTCTGTTTTGGATTGCTTTTCGCCGGATTTATCTTTGTACGTTTCCGATGTAGCGAGCGATACCTCAGCTACTTTGTTACCCTCCGATCCAACTGTCTTGACTTCCGGGTCCTTACCCAATCTTCCGATTAGGATTACTTTGTTGTACGACATATAGAATTGATTTAAAAATGTTTTAAAAAAGCAGGGAAAGGTTGTCTGAGACTTGCTTTCCCTGTCGAATTTACTCTTCGCTTATGCAGCGGCTTTTAATTCTGATTGTAAAAATGGATTGCCGTTTATGGCGCTGATGACTTCTTTGTGTTACCCTTCCTCATGCTGTCAAAACCTGTCAGCCCCTAAGAACAATTTAGGGGGTTTGCAAGTGCCTAACTCCTGTGGAGTGGAGCTGCCGGGAATCGAACCCGAGTCCAAACAAAAGAACCAGTAATCTCACCATCAGTATTTTAAAGTTTCTTAAAACAAGCCCGCCAAGTAACAGACTCAGCGAGCTCATAAGTATCGTCTATTTTGGTCATATGGTACACTATACCCTCCTCAACTAAGGAGTCGCCTATAAATGTGCCTTTGCCGCAAAAAAGTAATTTATTACTTTGCTTTACACCCAAGCAATATGTTTCCGCTAACATTTCGACGTTGGTTATGGGATAGGAGTCGCCTTCTATTACTGTATAGCAGTCGACAATCGGAGCGTCCCACCAATGTATCTTTGTTGTGCCGGCGTCGTGGTCGCTAATAATACGACGGGACATTGTTACCTGCTGCTGCCCGGATAGATAAAACTCTATGGATCCGAAGTAGGTGCCATTGTAATTTGTTTGCTGCTTTTCACATGCTGTCATTAACAGCACAAAAGCAAAGAGAAGAAATGTTTTCATGATTAGTAGAATAAATCTAAGTAAATTGAACGATATGTTTCACTGCTCAAGGTTGGGTGGTAAATACCGTCTACGAGCATCCAGTCGGTATGTTTTTTCTTGCTTCTGTTTACATTAAACAGCCAGTGCCAAAAAGCTTTTTTAATCCGTTTCATATTTTTACAGATATTCTTAACATGATTTGCCTTGTTGTATCCTCTTGCAGCTCTATAAGTCTGTTACCTATTGCCCAAACTTCTTTTTGGCGTAGGTGGGAGCAGTTGTTGATATATTCGTATTCTGTGGGCGCTTGCAAAAACTGTTCTATGAGTAGCTTTTTTACGTTAAAATAAGTGGCACCCTGGTCCTCGGTATCAGTATCCCAAACCATTACAGCATCACCCAGAGCATCTACCTCTATGGAATAAGGTGCTGCATTGTTTTGCGCTAAATGGTCGTAGAGATCGTTTAGGTTTGTATTTGGTTGTTTGGTACAGGCTCCAGCCATTGTGGCGAGCAGGATAAGAAAGAATAATCGTTTCATGGTTTTGGTTTTGGAGTTGTTGCTTTTATGATTGCTTTTTCTGCTTGGTTAACTGCTTTTATCCATTGCTTTGCAGTAGGTTGCCCGGATAAGAGTCCTTCTTGCTCGCAGGAATGCAAGTGGACAAGATTTTGCAGTGATTCCAGTAGGTCCGCAGCTGCTTCTACGAGTGCTGCATGTTTATGAATATCGTCGCCAAATTCATCTTCATTTAGCAGTCCTTTTCCGCCGTAATCGTCTTCGTCTTGTAGGTTGTAAAAACCTGCATAATAAACGCAGAACCATTTCTTAATTTTACTCATCGTTTTTGGTTATTATGTTCAACTTTAAACTTTTCGCCGCTGTGAGAGTAGCGGTAATATTTTTGTTGGCAGCTACATAAAATCAGTATTAAAATCCATACGATTGCCGCTGCAAAAGTGTATCCAAATATAGCTTTAAAAGCGTCCAAAGGTTTACTCATGTTCCCTCCTTGCCTGGCGAAGTGCTCGCCCTGTTAATGACTCAAAGTATTCGTTTTGGTTTTCGAGGTTAATCTCCTTAAAAAATCTGTCAAGGTGCTCACATAAAAATTCTAAAATATTAGGATATTCTTTATATTTTAGTTCTTCGATTATACCTGCATCTTCGAATGCATAAGTTATATATTCGTCATTTGTAACAATTAATTCAAAAACAAAAAAATGTGTCCTATTTGAAAAAATAGGAACGATAAATATTCCGTCATTGTTATATCCGGAGTTTATTTTCGAATCAACGTACCTAATAACAGGATTTAAAATGTTTTTTTTGTTCATAGTTATCTATTATTTAGAAATTTGAATAAATCCGCCATTATCTTGCGTAAGATATTCAACAGAATCGACTTCTATTATTGAATATCTAACTCGATTTATAATTCTAACTTCTTTTAACTTAATTCTGTTTTTAGAAATTTTATTAGTCGAGTCCGAGTCTACTTGTGTGCAACCCAAGAACAAGAAATTGCCAACAAAAATTAGAGCTAAAATCAGATTTCGTAAGTTAATAATGCGGCCCATAAGCTGCGGATGTTCATTGAAGTTTTTCATTTTGCGAAGTTTTGCGTTTCAGCTGCATTACTAAAACGATGTAAAAGTAATACAACAAACAAAGCAATCCTAATATTTTTATAAATATTTTCACAATTATCCGTAATTTATAATGATTATAAATAATATTCCAGCTCTTGCACGGCTAAAATCTTGTCCGTGACATCTCCTTTGTCCCTGGCTCTCACGGCGTTATGGATAGACTTTTGCATGCCTTTATCCATACCCTGTGCTCCGGGCAAAGTAAAAGCGCGGTCGGCTAATTTATTTACTCTGTCGATTTCCTGCTGTAGGTTATTCTGCAATTCTGTCTTTTTCATCTTGACGTAATTTAAAGCGATTTAAGCGACTTTTGTCCGCTTGTAGTATCACACTATTAACAGCTCCGAGATCGTGTTACACAGGCTCTGTATTGTTGTCCTGTGCTATTGTTTCTTCTTTTGTTAACTCCATAGGGTCGCGACCCGGCAAATGTATCTGAACTCCATTCTGCTGACGGTTGTCCTTTTCGTAGATACCCAAATGTTTGTTTATCATATCCGCTGCCCAGTTTTTACCCTGCAATTTTAACTGAAGTTTGCCTTTTGAGTTGTACGAATATCCTTCTACTGCATACTTCATCGCCTCACTCCACTCCTCCATGGGTTTGAAAGATACGGCTCCTTTTTTGCTGATTGTGATGTAGTCACCAATTTGAACACTGGTTATCATCTCCAATCTTTTGAGCTGCTTCTCTACAGACACAATGGTTTTGAACTCATATTTTTCACGCCAAGCGTCTATGTATTTTCTAACGTTAGTTTTTGTTAGTAGCTTGCTTCCTGTGACAGTTGCCGAGCCAATCGCATAACCTGCATCGATAGCAGCATTTTTGCCATGCCCTCCATTCGCCACATAAGCACGGCAAAACTTTTTTTCGTTTTCCGTTAAACCGTCTTTATCTACTTTTGCTCCCATTGGTGTTATTTTTCACAAAGTTAATGCATTATCGCAAAAAGTGTTACTCACTTGATAATCTCAATATTTTCAATTTTACAATCCAAGCCTTTAAGCAGTGCCTGGATGTGTTCGTTTTGGTTTGCTGATTTATAAAGCTGTTTAAGATCCACTCTTTTACGATATTTCGCTTTGGAGTAGATTTCAAAGTTTGGTTTTGTGATGCAGTGCTCCGGCGGACCTGCTTGCTTGCATTGCTGGATAGTAATTTGCTTTTGAACGATAGTGCAAGTCTTGTTAATACTTTGCAGATAGTTGTAAGTATGGATAGCCCAATTTTTATTTCCAAGTATTGCAATTTTACATGCAGCGGGTAGATCCTGAGCCAGTCTGTTTGTTGTTGCTGCCGCAACCCAAATCTTATCCGGAAAGTACATATCAAAGATTACGGCTTCTTTTGGAGTGGGTACGATAACGACTGTTTGGGTTGAGAATGGATTAAGCAAGTGGCCACCAAATATTGCAGTAGGGCGATCCTTTTCGTTCCAAATAAGTTTATCCTCAACCGTACCGTTGAAGAGATAGAACTGTGTATTCATTTGCCAGTAGACAGGATCCAAGTTAGCATCTGTTCCGATGTAGTATTTCTGAAATACGGATTGCAGTGTATCTGTGTCGATATGAAATTCATTTTGCAGTTGCACAAAGAGTTTATTTTTGGCAGTTGAATTTATTGACTGGATGACTAAGTTATTATCCATTGGTTTGAGTTGAGCGACGTGTAACTTGTAAATTGGATTTTTGGCAGTTGAGTGAGTTACCATCTATAAAACGGCATTTATCCCGTTTGGTACAATTGGTAACAAAACGGTGAAGCATAGGTTCACGTTCGATGCCCATCAAGTGAGGACGACGTGTTGCATAATATTTTTTTTGGCTGCTTGTTTCTACCATGTGAGCATACCAATCAAATTGCAATACTTTTTCGTAATCTTCATCGTCAACAAAAGCGATTTTCATTTGTGTTAAAAGTATGGGTTTCATGGGTGTAAAATTTTTTAAGTTTTCACAAAATTACGGAATATTTGTTGTATTTGTTGTATTTGTTGGAAGACTATATATATTTTTTTCTTTCTTTTTTTATTTATTGTTCAACAAAACAAATACAACAAATACAACAAACACATAACTAATTGATTATCAGGAGTAGCATTTTATTTGTTGCACGTTGTTAGAACGTTGTTTTAACATTGTTGCAACGATGTTAATTTGTTGCACGTTGTTAGAACATTGTTTTAACGTTGTTGCAACGATGTTACTCTATAATTTTGAGCTTTTTGAGCTCATAATAGGCCCGGCGACAAGCTAAAACATCTTCCTTTCCATTGTGCTCTTGGAACGTTTCTTTGAACAGAATCCAGTATAATTCACCCAATGTGGGCCACTTAATACGATTGGAATCGGGTTGTTTTATATTACAGAATTTAGTGGATTTTTGCATCGTATCTACCCTTTTATCCTTGTCAAGAGCTTTGCAAATGAACTCTTTTACTTGCTCAAAATCGGGATCGTTTTGGAATTCACGGAGGACATTTGCTTTAAGAATCGAGACGTCAAAGTAAATATTATGACATACAATGCCGTCCGCTTCCATAGCATGACCCATAAAAAGGGCAAGAATATCCTTAAGAATGTATTGACTTTTCTCTGCCATTTCGTTTGTTATTCCGTGAATTTTAATCACTTCTTCGGGTATTGTACGACCTTCCTGGTTAAGAATTATGTCGTAAACTTGCTCGCGGTAGATCCATGATATGGATACAATGTACGGAAATCCTTCGCGAAAATCTGTTTCCCAGTTGGCATTCTTTTGCGGAAGACCTGTGGTTTCGATGTCAAAAAATAGTTCTTGGTTCATATGGTTTAGGTGTTAAAAGGTTAATTATTCTTCAGATTGATCTATTTTTACATTCACTTTATCATTTGCAAGGACTTGCAAAAGTGTCAAAAGCATGCTGATAAATAAGAATACTATGCAGCTCGCAAGAAAAGTAATACCATAATCCCACCATTCTTCTGTGAGTGTTACTGCTGTCCAGTGCCAGCCGTAAAGCATTGTGAAGACTATGTTTTCTACAACATAGTAGATAAGAAGTACCCAAGAGAAAAACCTTAGTAACCTCCAGCGACGAATGAATGGATTTTTTGTTTGCATAATGTTTATATGTATTGAGTTAAAGGTTAAAAGTTTAAAGGTCCTAATGTAGATTCTGCGTCTGTATCCAAGAATGAAAGGTTTGCCGGTAACGGTGTGAAACGAGCTTCGTCTATTACTGCATTCATAGCAGCTCTGGGTCCTTCGTAATCGACGCCTTTATTAGCGTTAAAATCGTAAATTTTAGTGAGCGAAGTGTTATGCTCAAAAAATACTTCGTCGAGGGCTCCGTTGCGGTGCTTGGCAATAATAAGCACACCAACGCCCTCTGTGCTTGTACCTGTGTCGTCCTCATTAATACCATACATCCAAGGTCGATATATAAAGATAACCATATCGGCATCTTGTTCAATAGCTCCGGATTCCCGAAGGTCTGAAAGCTGTGGTTTCTTGCTGTGATTACCGCGAGCGTCAACAGCGCGGTTCAACTGTGAAAGCAGTATAAAAGGAATATGAAGAAGCTTGGCGATGATTTTGGCGTCGCGGGATGCTTTCGTTACCTCCTGCTCTCTGTTTCGCCCTTTTTCATCGCTTCGCATGTCCGCCAACTGCAAATAATCCACTACTATCATACCACATTTGCCTTTACGATTCATTGTTTTACTGTGCCCTTTAATATAACGCATGGACACCATAGGATTATCGTCAACGTAAATAGGTAACTTTGATAGGTATGCTTTGGCTTTATAAAACTCCACCCAATCCTCTTTTGACATATACCCGGAGCGAAAGCGGTTAACATCAATATCAGCACAAGAAAGAGCAAGGCGGTCATATAAAGATGTATCCTGCATTTCCAGGCTATACATACAAACAGGCGTTCCGCTTTCTGCTGCTGACTTTACGAACTTTAAAGAAACGGCAGTCTTACCCATACCCGGGCGCCCTCCTATAATAATAAGGTCTGAGGGTTGCCAGCCGCCCGTGAGCTTGTTTAGTGCTTGCAGTCCTGTTGGCACTCCTGTGGTTTTGTTTTCTTTGGCAAGTTTTTCGCGGCGCTTTAATGCTTCCTCTGCTTTGTCTCCGATTACGGCTATGTGATTCATATTCCCTCCTCGAGCCAGCATTTCATTCATTTCTGCAAACTGCTGATCGCTTTTATCAAGTACGTCAATAGCATCGGAGTCGTCTTCAAAGGAAAGGCGAATCATATCCGTGCCTATTTTAATCATTTCGCGCTTGAAGAACTTTTGCAGTAATATGGCGCAATGATGCTCGATGTTTGCGGAGCTGGCGACTCTGGATGTAAGCTGGGTGATGTAAAAAGGACCGCCAGCGAGCTCTATGTCGTTTGTATGCCGCAGTTCATTTGTGACTGTAAGAATGTCAACAGGCAAATCGCCGTCGTAAAGACGTTTTATAGCTGCATAAATACGCTGATGTGACTCCTTGTAAAATACACCTATATCAATAATCTTCGACGCTGTTTCCATTGCACGTCGCTCCAGCATAAGACCGCCAAGAACCACTTCTTCAATATCAACAGCTTGAGGAGGGAGTTTACCGTGCTGAAGCAGTCTATCCTCTTGAAGGGATGACGAACGGTTCTTCCTGTGGTTCTGCTGTTCTGTTCTTTCCTGCGGTTCCATTCAGTTCTATGTTTAGCGAGTTGAAAAAATGTTTTTTTAATTCCGGATACGGGCGGGATAGGGAATCCGCTTCTTTTTCACGTGCAATCCAGAACTCCAGTTTTGATTTGAATTGCTTTGCAGTAAGTTTATAATAATCGCAGATGCCTCTTTGCAGTTCGCCGTCGGTAAGCATTTTTTTAATAGTGTGCTCTGATGTATGTCCTTGCCTTGCTTCTGCGCTTGCTTTGCCTGCTTTGCTGAACTTTTGTTTCTTTTCCTGCATAAGCGACATTCTACGGCGAAGGCTTTCGCTAAAAAAGTAATCGCCCTCTTTTTTAAATAGGTCGTATTTATTTGGATCCGCCATTTCCATGATTAGGGCTTGTATTTTAGCCATACGCCCTTTTTGGCCTACTGCTTTGGCTATACCTGAAAACGTCATATGACCCCAAGGCAAACGAAATTCGTCTTGCTCCCGCATCATTTCAACAATAACCCAGTAAATACCATAGGCTTCGATTTCGTGATCTTCAATTAAGGATGCAAGTTTAAGATCATTTCTTGCATTGCTATCGTGTGAAAAATAAGGTACTTCTTTCATAGCATTGTAGGATTAATGATGTGAGGAGTGCCATCTACCATAACAGATTGCAGCTTTTTTTCTGCTATCTCTTTATAGATTACTGTGCGGGAGACCTTTCTTTTTCTTGCTGCTGTGGACACTTTTAACAGCATATCAGGGTCGATAAGTTTGTTGGACATAGGAAATACACTTTGTTTTTTTTAGTAGCTAAAAAAGCGCCCGAAGGCGCTTTATAAATCCGAGAAATGTTATTTGTAAATAGTAACGAACAGTGATTTAATATGCTCATCAATTTGTTCGTTCACAAGTCCTTTGGCGGAGTTGTTAACATCTTCTTCGATGCCCAGGCAGTAAAATGCAAAAACAGGCACAGTGCCACAGCGTTCAATTTCGATTTCTGCGACGATACCCTGCTTTGGCGTTCCTTTAAAGAACGGCATAGATAGTGCCATTGTCTGCGGCAGTTCGCCTTTTGTGATTTTGAGCTGCTCTTTTACTGCTTTTTCAACGTTGCCGGAACGGTCATCTTTTGTTTCTGCAATTTGCTCAAACCTTACGGATTGATTTTGCAGCCCTTTAATAAGTGTCCGAACATCTTCTTTGCTGGAAAAGCAGTGCGAATGTGAGCGAAGAAACTGAATCATTTGTTCTGACGTGCGAAATGCATTGCCGCCTTGGTTGAATTTAAAGTCTGCAAAATCAGGGCTCACTTCCATAACGGATGTTATTTTGCTTCCGTCTTTATCCCATGCAGGAGCGGAGTCAAACTGTATTGTAGGCAGCTCGTCCGGAGTATCTGTTCCGGTGATGATAATAATGCCGTTTTGAAGTTCAGTTTCGTTTTTGTAGTTCTTTAAAATGAACTCGCGAACTGCATAGATATTTCCGATAACAAGAACTTTTCTGGCTTCCCGGATTACATTGGCAGCACCTTCACGTTTTACGATTTCAATCACAATAGGCTTATCGCCCACAGGATTATCGATATTGATTTTCACTTCCGGATCAGTGCTGCTGGCATTTTTTAATTCGTCCATAATAATAATGTATAAAGGGTTATTGGAAAAGGTTGATTATTGGTTTGCAGCCTGGCGCAATGACGGCGAGAATAGTCCGATATAATCGTTCTTTTCTTTTGCGGAAAGTGGACGGGTACGGTCTGCAATTTCTTCACCCATACCGTTAAAGAACACCATTGTTTCGTTTTCGTCGTCTACGATACCGTAGATTTCCTGCTGAACAAGTTCATATCCTTTTTTAACTTTGGAATCCAGCTCGTGACGCTCGCGAAGCAGCATTTCTGTTCCAGCTGTTGGTGGAATGTCAATAACAAGGCCTTCCGATACTCCTTTTTTTAATGCGACGTTTACCTGCGCTGCGATGTCTTGCAAGTCCATAAGCTCGCCGCCCTTTTGGCTGGATGTTTTTGCAAAAGTATTAATGTCCTCATCGCTGAAGATTCCTTTTGCTTCATCCTGAAACTTTTCCCTGGCGTTATTTTGGAGCCATGGTTTGATCTGCTCCGGCTGGAGCATGTCTGGAATTAATTTGTGCTTTCCCATGTTTAATTGGATGAAGGTTGTTTTGATTTGTGAGTATTAATTGCACGAAGATGGCTCACTGCTTTTTTGCTTTCCATCTCTATTACTTTAATCGTGGCAGCACGTTCACGGGCTGTGAGCGTATCTGCACCGCGAAAGGCAGCGATAAGGTTATTATAAAAAGAACCTTTGTTGACTTTTTCTGGTTTTACTTTCTCCGCTATTTTAAGCAGGTTAAGACAATGTTCCATGATTGTGATGTATTAATTAAGGAGTACAAATGTAAAGCATAAAATAAAATATTTATAAAAATGTTAATAACTATTTTAAAACGCTGGATATGTATATAATAATGTATAGGCCTTATTTATAATGAGTATAAATTACACCTAAATATTAAAATATTTATAAATAAATTTGGATTGCGTTAATTAATAAACTACTTTTACAGCGTTAAACAATTTAAAACTTCGCAACGATGACAAAAGAACAAAGGATTATATTGCAAACAATTTAAAGTAGATAAAGAACCCGATCCGGAGCGGATACTCCGGCATAAATTGTTTTATCTCTAACCAAATACATAAACACAATGAGTGAAAACCTGGTCAAGCTGACCATTAAATTAATTAACGAGCAGCCCGATGTCAAAACATTGCTGGAGCTTCCGCAGGTAAAAAATGCCTGGGTAAGCAGTTACGAAAAAGTCACAGGCCGCAGCGACGGCGGACTTAAATTCGAAAACGAAAAGATGCTTTTTTTGCGTCAAATTGCAGGATCCAAAGGATTGCAGGATGCAAACAAGTTCTCAATCTATGGAGCCTTCATAGAGCTTGCTATTTCTGGATTATCGCTGCAAGACGGCATCTCCTACATTATTCCATACAAAGGACAAGCACAATGGCAACCCGGTTGGAAAGGCCGCTTAGAGCAGATATCGCAGATGGATGGAGTAATACATTGCAACGAGCCAATCTGTATCTACGAAGGCGAGGAGTATAAAATAAGCGGCGGTGAAAAGCTGCATATCGACCACACTCCAAGGTTGGGCAATGAAGGCAAAAATATTATGGCCGTATATTGCACTATTCGTTTCGTTCACGGCACTGTATTTTATATGATGTCCCGCGAAGAAGTGCTTAAGATTCGCGACAACTATTCGGAACCATACAAAGCCTATGTCCGCAAACAAAAGGACGGCAAGTGGGAAAGCTGGATGGACTTACCAATGTGGGTAAGCAGCGAAGCACAGGCATTCAAAAAGACTTTGATTGTTCGTATTTATAACTCGCTTCCAAAGCTTGCATCACAAAAATACCTGGACGAAAAAGTGCTGGAGCGTATTCGTATTGATGTTGATGATGCTGGCAGTGTAAAAGCGGCAGCAATGATGGCAGAGGAAAAGGAAATCAAAAACATTGTCGACGAGGCTTTGAACCTGGAATATACAGATGTTGAAGAAGTACCTGCAACTCAAGACCACCCGCAGGCAGCACCTGTAAAAGCGGAGCCCGCTCCTATTATTGCCACAACTGCTGAACCGGAAGCTGTAAAGCAGGCACCTATTATGCCAAATGCATTGTTCGACACTGCAAAGCCTGTACCAACTGCCACTCCTGCTCCTGTTATTGAGCCCACAGCGGCTCCAGTGCAAGAAGCTGTAAAAGCGGTGCCAGTAGAAGGAGTAAACCTTTTTGAAGGCTTGGATTAATAATGTAAACTTTTCAATTCTTATAAACTATGTCAGATAACACAGAAGTGGTTCTCGCCACACAGGTTCAGGAGGACTTAAAAGGCTCCATCACGACAGCGGAAAAATACTTTGCAGCGATGCAAAAATCTGCAGAGTCATGCAAAATTGTACTATCCCGATTTGATAAAGAGATAGCTACAAAAGACGACGACGATTCGGCGGGTGCTGCATTGGGTCAGGTAAAAGTAGCCTTTGACAAAGTGCAAGGCCGGCGCAAAGAAATCACAGGCCCTTTAGATGCTTTAAAGCAAACATTAATGGAGCCGGAAAAAACTATTGATAAAGAGTTTCAGCGGGTTCTTGCATTGCGAAATCAATGGGCAAACAAAGAAGCTAATCGCATAAAAGGCGAGCAGGCTGCAATACAAAAGGCAAAGGACACGGAACTGGAGTTAGTCAAAATAAAGGACTCCATCACGAACGCCATTGAAACGTATATGTCAACGAATGAGAATGCAGTGGATGGCAAACTCACTAAATTCTTTTCCGAGATTACGATGGCAAATTATGAAGAAGCAGCCAAAATGGTAACCGCTGTTCCGAGCCTTAAGCAGGAGTCATACGAAGCTTTTTTCGCTGCTCCTTTTCCACAGTATGCCACAGCGGACCAGGTTGCTTTGGTTGTAAAAGCTTGTAAAGATGCCAATCCATACGATGCTTCAAATACCCGCTTTCGCACGAATTTGAGCGTAAAACTGGGCCCATGGATTGCAAATCTACCCGCAAAGAAAAAGGAATTGCAGGATTTGGAAGCGTTAAAAAGTACCAACGCCGAAGCCGCTGCAAACCAGGAAGCAGCACTAAAACAGAAAGCCGACGACGATGCTGCCGCAGCAAAGAAAAAAGAGGAGGAAGTGAATGCAGCAAAGCAGGCAGAGCTGGAGCAGAAAAGCAAACAGAACCAAATTGGTGCTGAGTTTACTGCTCAACTGCAATCGCAGAATGTAGGCACTCAAACAGGCGTTCGCAAGAACAAAAAAGCCATTATTACCTGCGCTGAAAAGGATATGATGGTTGTATTGACCGAACTGCTTTATGTTTGTGTTACACATCCAAAGCATGAGGGTATTTATAAAAAGGAAAAATCCGGCGAAGTAAAGATGGAAGACGGGCAGAAAGTATATGCTGACTGGCTGGATGGATTCTTGAAATTCTATGCTACAAACTGCGATACCGGCATTGCAGGCATTGAAATACTTGACAGCGTGAAAGCTGTTACAAAAAAAGCAGTATAATACCTAACGGGAAGGAGAGGTGGCACACTCACTCAAAAGCAAATCATTATTCAGGGTTCTGAGAGGATCGACTGCAATTTGCTTGCTGAAGGTCGACAATTCGTGGGTTCGAGTCCCACCCCGTTGCCAAAACTTTTAAAAACATGGAAGCAGTATTAATAGAACCTAAGAACCAAGAAATATCGCCGTATGCAGTGCCTGGAGTCATAGTGTTTGATTCTATTGACTTGATTCAAAGCATTGTCTGCGACTTGTATCACGTCAAGTCCTTAAAAGGAAATGCAAAAATAAGACTTGGTGAACTGGTAGAGGCTCGACAGATATGCATGGCATTATATTACCATCTCTTTAAAGTTCGTGGAGCTACTTTATCCGATGCCGCAGCTCCTTTTGGTAAAGACCATGCCACTGTAATTCATGCAAAAAAAACAATAAAGAACCGACTCGAAAGACAACCCAAAGACCGCCTGGCTGTAAACTATACGGCTGCATTTTATAAATTCGCAGAATACGGAACAGTAAAAAACCAACTCGAGCATTATGATTTACTATGATATTTCGGATTACGTTTCCAATTCCGATTTAAGCGAATTTGATAAGTTACTACATAACAAAGCAGATTTCGGCGGCGATAAAGAAAAGATATTTGCTTTCGGTAACCTTGTGGATGCTTTAATATCTGAGCCCGATTTAGTGGATATGGAGAATAAAACAGTAACGGACGCTCACGGCGAAATACTGCATTTTACAGAAGAGGAATGGCAGCAGGCGCAAAGAATGAAGCATTCAGCACTGAAAAACCCGCTTGTTAACTTGCTCGTTCAAAGCATGGAGTTCCAGGTTGTGGCAATGAATCCAGAGTTTGAAATCAACTGCGAATATGCTCATTTCTTTATTCCTGCTCGCGGTAAAGCGGACGGCATTGCGGCAGCTATTAAAACAGGCATGGACCTTAAAACCACTGCATGTGTTACAAAGGAATCGTTTTCAAACTCTATTGACTTGTTTTCTTACGACCGCCAGGCTGCTTGGTATATGGATTTATTCAAGCTGGATAAGTTTATATTCGTAGGTATAAGCAAGAAAATGAATAAAGATCGTTCGCACGAAATATTTATACATGCAGTAGAGCGGGGCGATGTGATGTATTCGTTAGGATTAAAGAAATACCAAAAACTTGCATACCAATACAAAACTATGATTCTTGATTTATGGCCGGCAGGATAAAAACGGTAATGGTTATTGAGGATGCCAATAGCATAACAAAAGGCATCGTAAATCAGCTATTAAGCGAAGGGCATTCCGCTCGACGTATTAATACGATGGGAGTATGGGACGAAAAGAAAAAGCTGTGGCGACGTGCTGCTCAAACAGGAACAGCGGATATTCTTGCTTGCATTGCGCCAAACGGGCGGTTCTTAGCCATAGAAGTGAAGTTTGGTAAGGATACACAAAGGAATGCACAAAAGGAGTATCAGGACGAGGTAAACGGCACAGGCGGGACATATTTGATTATTAAAGCATGGGAGGACTGGCTATTTTGGTGGAGTAAGTACAAAGAGTCTTATTTATAATCATTATAAATTACGCCTAAACATAAAAATATTTATTAAAAAATTAGGAATGTAATGTTTAATCAACTACTTTTACTGCATAATAATTAACCACTTAAAACTTCGCAACAATGGCAACCACAACCGGATTACAGCTTTACCCAAGGACAAGGGAAGATTCGAATGTTATTAGCAGCATAATTGAAGATTCGGATTTTTATGCAGAGTATAATTCACAATACGGTTTTTTCTTTTTTCCAGAAGAGGAAGAAAATTACGACGACCTGGAAGGGCAGTTGGACGAACTGTTTTCAGACAAAAATGTTAATTACAGAATTGAAGGCATATTTTAGCCCAACGGTTCCCGCGAAGTTCCCGGAGGGTTGGAGCTTGAAAGCTGCCAAGCAAGTAGAGCTCCTCTTTTTAAACTTTGCAAATTAATACCTGCCACATGGGATGCATGGATAACTATAAAGACTGGCGCGAAACAGCTCCTTTTATTGTTGTAAAAGAGCCGGAATGCATTCCGTGCCAAAGTATTGAGCGAGCCAACAAAGTCAAATCAGCTTTGTTTAATAACGAAGCCCAGATTTATAGCCGTGAAGAATACGAACTATTAATTAAATCAAAATAACATGCCAAAAACAATTATTGAAAGTTACCCGGATTTCACTCGACGAGTGGATCCCAATGAACCCTTTTTAAATGTAGCCGAGTTCTTTATGGATACAATACAGGGGGAAAACTTTGTAGGCTACCCAGCGGCGTTCTTGCGCTTGCAGAACTGTACGATGGGTTGCCTTTGGTGCGATACCCAAGAAGTATGGCGCAGAGGGAATCCATATACGCTGGACGAAAATGAAAAGTTAGATGGTTGTTCAGAAAGTTGCGAAGTGTTTTAATAATGCCGAGCATTGGCAACTCGTGAACCATATCATTTTTTTATTGCCAGTAACGGCTGCAACTATATGCAGTGCGTAAAGTACGCTGCGAAGATTATAAAGATTACCGAAGTAAATAATTTAATGTTTTTTTAACCCGTTTTGCCTTATGGAAGAATATATTGGAAGTCAGCAACACTCTGAAGATCGTATAAATGAACACTATGATCGGGAAGAAGAAATGAACCGACAAATGGAAAAGGATATTCAAAAACAAATAAGCAGAGAATCACAGGATGAATATACGATGGAACAACACAGGAAACGCCTTTTAATGGATTCCATTGAATGGATGTGGGACAATGTGGATATAAGAGAAGATAATGAGATGTTGGTTGACAAATTTATAAACGAACGCGATGAAAAAATGTAACTACAAATCCAATGAAATTGTTTGGGAAACTACACTCAAAATTAAAGTAAAGTTTGGGAGAATGTACGATGATGGTAAATGGTTTAAAGTACAATCAATTGAAGCAGGAGATTTTTGGGATACTAAAAACATTGAAAAATACATAAATCAAGATGAACAACAAACCACAGTTCAAAATACACGGAAAAGATCGAAGAATAAAAAAGCACGAACTTGCCGAACTTAAAAGTTATGTTAAAAACTTCTGGCACTGCGAAGATGTGAGCCGTGTAATGGGTAGCGGAATGTCGGATGAAGAATGCACCGAATCAATTGAAATGGCAAAAACTATAATTAAACTTAAAGAGCAAGAATTAAATGAGCATTATACGGATTGACCACTTTTACAAAATTGATGAAACGCTTTTAAAGTGTGTGAAAACTCGTGAAAGTGGGTGCAATCTTTTTCATGTGGTTGACGAAAGCGGAAACCATGTTATAAAGCACGATCTAAAACAAGCAGGAATAATTACAGATCACGGACAGAGATTAATCTATAACAGGACAAGCGAACTAATTGAAGTACAATTGCCTGTACAACAAAACATTAAATTATGCGCACAACTACAACTGTTCTAAGCACGACCGCAAAGCATTGCCATATAGTTGCTGTTAGCAGCAGTTGCCGCTTCACGTTAATAAATTGCTGTGCCGTTCATTTGTTCCCGGGAATAGTTTTTATAAGATTTCCGTAAGCGGATATTGTTGCTAACGTATGGCGTGTATGATAAGCAATAATAGTACCTCAAATACTCAAACATCAAAAATATAGCTTTGGGCGAGCTTTGTAAAACCCACAAAAACAAAACATGAACGATAATACAACAAAATTACTTGAGCAATTAGCTCAGAAATTAGGAACAACAGCCGAATATCTTTGGAGTGTTTTAGTTAAACAGGCTTTTGTAAGTGCTATTACCGATTTAATTTATGTGGTAATAATATTGTTTGCCGGATATGGATTATTTAGACTCCATAAACTATTTTCAAAAGTTGAAGAAAACGGCGATTGCATTTATGAAGATTATGAAGATGTTACAATTAAGCCCATGATAATAGTAACTAGTATTTGGGCGTTTTTATTTATTCTTTGCTTCTTTTCGATTGGAAATATTATAAATGGATTTATAAACCCTGAGTATTGGGCGTTGAATGAAGTGTTAGATGCGTTTAAATAGTAGGGCTGCTTGTATACTAAACTATTATTATTTATTGTACACGCTGTTAGCAATAGGTTGCGCCTTAACTGTCAAAAACGATTACCGCATGAAGATTAAGATTGACGTTTTTAGATTGTTCACAAGCGCAACTTATTGGCTAACGATGGTGGTATGGTTAGTTGGGGATTAGAAGCCTCAAACCTATCAAAATAGTAAAAACTTAATAAATAACAGAATCAACTAAATTAAAAAAAATATACTTCACAACAGATTACAATTAAATTACAAAAAAAACTTTACAAAATTCTACAACTTAATAC